AATAGAAAACAAATTTGATATTAGCGTTATTCCAGAGAAACCAGGGGGAAGAGAGAAGAGAAATAAGATATATTCGGGTCTTTCTGGTCGTTTTAGTACAGGAAATATACATTTAAGAGAAAATATGTTTGATTTAGAGCATGAAATTGTTACATTCGGCCCGAGAATGGCACATGATGACACCATAGAGACACTGTTTTATTCACTTTTACACGCTTTCCCTCCAAATATGAAGAAAAAAGAAAAAACTAGAGAGTGGTATAGACCAAAAAGAAAAGCCAAAGGTTGGTTAGTTTCGTAATGACATCAGGTAAAGGTACATATGGCTAGAACTAAAAAATCTGAACGAATATATCAAATGTGGAGTACTGCCAATTCTCAAGAGAGAATAAAATGGCAATCAGAAAGTCAAAAAGGGTATGATTTTTATCTTAATGAACAATTGACTGAAGAAGAAAAGGATTCATTGAAAGAATCAGGGATGCCTACTTTTGAGATTAATAGAATAACACCTATTATAGAAACAATGAAATATTTTGTTACAGCAAATAACCCAAAGTGGAAAGCTGTGGCGGTTGAGGGAAGCGATACAAATATAGCACAAGTCCATAGCGACATATCTGAATATTGCTGGAGTTTATCAAATGGTAAAGCAGTTTATGGGAATGTAATATTAGATTCACTTACTAAGGGGATGGGATATTTCTTTATAGATATTGACCAAGATTTAGATAATGGTAAAGGGGATGTTGTTTTTAAGAAAATAGACCCTTTTGATGTCTTCCCAGACCCAATGAGCCGTGATTTTCTTTACAGAGATGCTTCTTTTATCATTATTAGAAAAGTTTTAGCGAGAGAACAGTTAAAATCAATGTTTCCTGAGGATATTAGAAAAGTAAATAAAGCCAGTGAGCAGGGTTCAATCGATGCTTATTCTCAAGCAGATAGAGGAGAGTCTAGTGCAATTATACCTGAAGATATTATAACTACTGTTTCTCCTGAGGGCGATAAGGATGATTTAATCCCATATCATGAGTGTTATGAAAAAATTCGTGTTCCATATTACAATCTAAGCGTTAAAGTATATCCGACTAAAGAAGATATAGATAATATAAAAATGGTAGCTAATAAAAAGCTAAAGCAATTTGAAGATGAGGTAGCTGTTGCTACCAAAGAAAAAATAATACAGATTCAGAATGCCTTAAATGCTGGAGAAATAATACGAGATAGAGCTGAATTAGAAATTAAAAAAGCACAAGACTCACTAAGAGACGGTATACAACAAAAAAGAGCTGAAATTGAATATGCTACTCAAGAGAGATTAAATAAGGTTGAAGAAAAGGTAGTAAGTAAAGAAGAATATGAAATTTTAATTCAAGATGAAGAAATAAGTGCTTCTATTGTAAATGAATCAGAGTATTTTGAGACAAGAGTTAAGATTACTTGTACGTTAGGTTCGGATATAACATTATACGAATATATATTACCTATTCGTGAATATCCAATCATACCTGTTCCTTATTTATATACAGGAACTCCTTATCCTATGTCAGCTGTATCTCCGATGATTGGCAAACAACAAGAGATTAATAAAGCTCATCAAGTAATGATTCATAATGCAAATTTGGCTTCAAATCTTAGATGGATGTATGAAGAAGGCTCTGTTCCTGAAGACGAGTGGGAACAATACTCATCTGCTCCAGGTGCTTTATTGAAATATAGACAAGGATTTACTCCACCAACTCCAATTTTACCTGCCGCTATTAATAATGCTTTTTATACTATTACAGAGCAAGGTAAGTCCGATATGGAATATATTGCTGGGATACCAAGTTCTATGATGGGTTTTACTACACAGCAGCCAGATACATATAGAGGTCTTTTGGCTAATGATGAATTTGGGACAAGGAGAATTAAAGCATGGATGGGTTCTATTTTAGAACCTGCTTTGGAGCAAGTTGGAATCGCATTCAAAGAAATTGCACAAACTCATTATACTGTTGATAAAGTATTTAGAATAGTTCAACCTAATGCTGGCGGTGATTATGTTGAAAAAGAAACAAGAATTAATATCCCTATTTATAATGATTATGGGGAAGAAATAAATAAGTGGTCTGATTATGCAAGTTCAAGGTTTGATATTAGAATTGTAGCTGGTGCTTCTATGCCAGTAAATAGATGGGCATTAATTGAAGAGTATTTTAGATGGTATCAAGCTGGTCTTATTGATGATATTGCTATGTTAGCTGAGACAGATGTAAGAGGGAAAGAAAATATAATTGAAAGAAAATCTATGGTTGCTCAGTTGCAAAAACAAGTAGAGCAATTAGATGAAGCTGTAAAAGATAAAGATGGAACAATAGAGACTCTAAGCAGACAATTAGTACAAGCAGGTATTAGACATAATATTGAGACAGGCTCTAAAGAGGTAGACAGAGATATGATGGAGACAAAAGCTCAACAAAAATATTACAGAAAAGTTTTAGATGAAGATAGAAAAAAGAATTTGCAAGATAGCAAAGAAAAAAAGTAAATTCAACAAATTAAAATAAAGGCTATATAAATGGAAGAAGCACAAGTAGGCAACGCAGAAGTAAATTCTGCCCCCGAAAGTTTTATTTCAGATGATGCACAAGAAGACTTTTTTGGTCAATTAGAGCAAGAAGTCAATGGTGCAATTGTAGACAATATTGAAAATGAAACTTCAACAGCCTCAGAAACTCAAGGTGATAACACACAAGAAGTAGAAGAACTAACTGGCGAAGCTCAGCAAGAGGACATCGAGACTCTCAAAAAAAGGTATTCAGATTCTAGCGCAGAGGGTAAACGTCTTAACCAACGTTTGTCTGAACTCGAACCATACTTACCTATACTTGATGAAATGCGTAAAGACCCCAATTTAGTCTCTCATGTGAAAGGCTATTTTGACGGTGGTGGTCAAGCCCCACAAAGTATGGTTGAGAAAATGAATCTTGGTGAAGATTTTATTTTTGACCCCGATGAAGCAGTTGGTAATCCTGATAGTGATTCAGCAAAAGTGTTAAATGCTACTATTGATGGAGTTGTTCAAAGAAAGCTTAATAATGAACTTGATAAACAAAAGAAAGAGTTTACTCTTGAAAGACAGTTATCAGATTTTAAATCTAAGCATGATATGAATGATTCTGAATGGAATGACTTTAAAACATTTGCAGAAAATCAATCATTATCTTTGGATGATATATACTATCTGAAGAACAGAGGTTTAAGAGAAGAAAACATCGCCAAATCTGCTAGTGGAAATGCCGTTCGTAAAGTTCAAGAGACTCAACAACGACCAAAATCACTTGCGACTAAAGGTTCTACGAAAGTAGAGACTTCAGAAGATGCCCAAATTTTCGATTCTATACTAGGGATTGACAAGGAACTAGAAAACGCATTTGGTTAATAGCTAAATGAATTAGACTATTAGCCATCTGCTAAACCCTAAATAGAATAGGAGAAAGTCAAATGGCTGATTTATTTAATCTGTCAACCCTCGGTGTAGACGAGGTTGGCGGTGGTAGTTCGCTAAAGACTGGTGACCTTAGACGAAAATATAACTTCGGAAGTAGGGTTTCTGAGCTGGCAATAGCCCAAGACCCATTCTTCCGTTTAGTTTCAAAACTCTCTAAGAAACCATGTGATGACCCTCAGTTTAAATTTACTGAGCGTCGACCCTCATTTCATAAGCGTTATGGATATCTTTATGGTACAGACGGTAATGCTACTGGCACTGTTGTCAAACATGGAGCCGTACACGCTAATATGACCAAAGTAACAATTGCTGGTGATTACGAATCTGCAGGGAATAGAGGCTCTGTATACGGACAAACTGCAATTACAATTGGTGCTTCAGGAACAAAGCCAGAGTTCTTTGTACCTGGACAATTAATCAAAATACCAACTGGTGCCTCATTAGGTGACGCAGCTTCAACTGGATATGCTATATTCAGAGTAGATGCTGTCGCTGATTCTTCAGTTTCTGAAATGATAGAACTGACTGGTGCTTTGGTAAAAACACCTACCCCACTAGCAAGTACATACAAGCATGATGATGATAGTGGTGACGGTGCGGGCTCCCAAGAATCATTAGCTCCAAAAAGGACTTATGTAATTGGTACTGCTCACGGTCAAGGCACAGGCTATCCTGAAACATGGAAAGACCAACCTTTCAAAACTGGTTATGGAAATACCCAGATTTGGAAAACTGCAATGGCTATGGATAATACTTCAAGAGCAACTGTTCTTAAGTATGATTCAAGTGAATGGGCAAGAGTTTGGAAAGAAAAGCTGATTGAGCACAAATTCGATATTGAGCAATCATTGTTATTCAATGGTACTGCCTCAACGGCGGATTCTGCTTGGTATACTGATGGCGTTGTAAATTATATTACTGGTTTCGGTAATATTTTTTCACTTGCCACAGCAACCAAAGCTCAGGATGACTTCCTTGACGACATGAGTGCTTTCTTAGACCCTCGTTATAATAACGCAAACGCAACTGTATTCTTTTGTAGCACAGCTGTTTACAACTGGTTACATAAGTTAAGTGGTTACTTTGCTAATAACCTTGGTCAAGTTCAGCCTTATGCTGATGGTGCAACTCAAAGCGTTGCTGGTGGTGGAAACTCACTAGCTCGTGCTGATATGTCAATGATTGGTAAGAAAAAAGCGTTTGGTGTTGATATTAGTGTAATTTCTACTCCTTATGGAGATATGAATGTTGCTCGTAATATTCACCTTGACGGTACTAACATTGCATTACTTGGTATCAATATGAGATATTGTGCTTACCGACCTCTAGTTGGTAATGGACAAAATCGTGATACCTCGGTTTATGTCGGTGTTCAGACTCTTGAAAATAGTGGCGTTGACCGTAGGGTCGACTTAATCCAAACAGAAGCTGGTCTCGAGATACATATGCCCGAAGCCCACGCTGTCTGGACAACTTAAGGAGTAATGAATAATGGCTAATCCAATGTACGGACAAAATAAAGACGATTCATCTCTCAACAGATTTACTGACGTTTTAACAGGTAGTGCTACCTGGGACCCGTCATCAATCTCTGATGGTGATGAACAAGCTGTAGGTATAACTGTTGCTGGCGCTGAACTTGGTGACTTTGTTATGGCTAGTATTAGCGTGGATATTCAGGACATGGTTCTGGATGCTCAAGTTACTGCTGCTGACACAGTTACATGTGTACTCGCTAACAATACTGGAGGCGCGGTGAACTTAGGTTCTTCGACTGCTTCTGTTATAGTTGTAAAAGCAGTCTAACTAAAATAATCATTAATGTGGGGGGATTTATTCCCCCCGCAGATTATAAGGTATTAAATGAAGATTTGGGAAAAAGTAAATAATATTACTGGGAACGATAGTAAGTCTAGATATTTAGTTCCATATATTAACGCTGGTTCAAAGTTTTTACTATCGGCTTTACCAGAAAAATTTTTATGGACAATTGCGTCCGAGACTGAAGTAAATGGTTGGGATTCTGGGGATACTAATAACCATGAGTCTTTAGGTCAAGGTTCTGCTATTGCATATGATAAAATATTAGCAGTTTATCGTTATGATGGGGCTACAACTACAACTGTTTCTTCTGTTGATTATTATAGGGGTAAAAAGAGAGTAGCTGCTGAGTCCCCTGATAAGAATATTCATATATTCGATGAAGCGTCTAGTTTGCTTAATGCGACTCAGATGTTTCCAAAATTTTATAAATTAAGTGGTAAAATATATATAAAGCCTGACCCTGATTATAATGCCACTGATAGTCAGCAAACATATACTCCTTTAGGTGGAAGCTCTACAAATATAGCAGCTAAAGCAGGTGATAAAGGAGTAATAGTTTATTCTGCTCCTCCTATTATTGATGAGAATACAGATAGTTGGATATTGACAGAATATGAGAATATAGTATTATTTTATGCTGCTTCACTTGACCATTTTAGATTGGCTTCTATTTATAGAGATTTATGTAAAGATGAAGTTGATGAAGTTGTAGGGGCTTCTGGGTTACTATCTTTATATAGGACTGCAGTACCTAGTTATGACCCAACAAAAGCGACAGATGGGGCAACAACGGTAAAGATACCCTCTAAAGTATTAAGTCTATCTATAAGTGAGAGTTTGCCTACTTTTAGTTTTAGTGGAAGTCTCCCCTCTGACTTTACAACGGCTCAATCATTACCATCATCTATAAATGTATCTTCAACATTACCAACATTTTCATTTAATGGAACATTGCCACATCCTATAACAATGGCTACTTCACTCCCATCGGGGATAAGTGAAACAAAATCACTTCCTTCAAGTATTAGTATTGCAGCGACATTGCCAACTGATATAAACATAACTCAAAGTTTACCATCTTCTTTTGCTGTAGCCGAATCTTTACCTAGTAATATAAGTTTAACATCTACCTTACCAGGTGATTTCTCAGTTGCAGAAAGTTTACCTTCTAGTTTTAATATAACTCAAGACTTACCAAGCATAAGTGAATTAACTCATGTATTCGACACAACAAGAGTTGACAATGCTTTAGATAAAGCAGAGCAATTAATAGATGGCTCAGAATTAAGCAATACAACAGCTACCAACGCTCAGGGATGGATAGACGATGAAGATGTAGAGATGGCAGGTGCGGTTATACAGACTGCGGGCGTAGAGTTAAGTAGAGCAAATTCATCCATTTCTAAGGAAAAAGGTAAGTTAGATGATTTTTCGGCTAAAGTAGGTCAGAAAATGAATAAATATCAAAACGATATTGGTAAATATTCTCAAGAGGTCAATAAAGAATCTAGTCGTATGAAATCCGAAGTGGAAAAGTATCAAAGTGCAGTTCAAAGAGAACAATCTAAAATAGGTTCTTTATTAAATAAGTATGAGAAAGAACTTCAAAAAGAATCACAAAGAATGCAAACTAGTACTTCTAAATATCAAGCATCTGTTGAAAAAGAATCAAGAAGAGTAAAAACAGATGTAGAGAGATATAACCTTGAAGTTCAAAAAGAAGTATCTAGGGTTCAAACAGGGTTAGGGAAGTATACTAATCAAGTTGAGAAAGATATAAAAGTATATCAAAAACAAATAGAGAGCTATGCATCTGAAATACAAAGCGAAGCTACTAAAAAAGGTATTGATATATCTAAATATGAAAAAGAATTAGCTAAAGAAGTACAACGTGCTCAAAATGAACTTGCTAAGTACCAAGCGGATTTGCAAAAATCAGTACAAACATTTAACTCAGGGATACAAAAATATTCAACAGAACTATCTAAAGAGAGTGCAAGAGTTCAATCGGATGTATCAAAGTATCAATCAGAAGTAGAGAAAGAGTCTCAAAGGGTAAATGGTGGATTATCTAAATATCAAGCTGAATTACAGAAAGATATACAAGAATTTGGAACGACTCTTCAAAAATATCAAGCAGCTCTACAAAAATCATCTGCAGACTTAGGGAAAGATGTTCAACAGTATACTTTAGACATTAATAATTATTCCAGTTTAATTCAGGCTAAAAGCGGTAAATTTCAAATAGATATGGCAAAGGCAAAATCATACTTAGAAGAGTCTGGGACTAAACTACAAGCATCTCAAATTTATGCTGGCAAAAGTCAACAATCAATACAAACTAGTGGAATGTTCTATCAAAGAGCAATTAATGAATTAAGTGCTATTACTGGTTCTATAACTGCTCCTGAGCAGCAACAATCAAGTCAGCGTAAAGAGCAGGGAGCAGCTACATAATGACTATTTTGGAAATAATGGAAAGAGCTAATAACAGAGACACAAATCTTGCTATCGGATTTATAAGGGATGCAATTACTCAAATTCAATCGTCAACAGATATTGTAACTAAAGTTGAAAAACAAGCATTAACAGAAGGCACTAGAGATTATTATTTACCTACTGATATGATTTCTCTTAAAAGTATTAGCATACTAGACACCTCAGATGATAATAAATATAAAAGAATTAAAA